GTTGACATTATACATCAAACACTGTAATACAGGGGGTTAGGCTGTGCTAATTCTAAATAAAGCAAAATGGCTCAAGGGCTGAACCTAATTACAATGAATAAGCACTACATCCACCCCGAGGTGGTTCATACTTATCAGATGACAGTAATTAGGACTTCAATAGCAAATTGAAGCGACCACCCAAGAGGGTAGATATACGAAATATACCAAACACTAGAATGCAAAATAAACATTTTTATGTTAAGCTTTATTAATTAATTTTAAAGTTATATAATTATTAACTATTAATCTGGATTTAGAAGAATATTTTTAATTGGAGGAGCTCCTACTAGATATCCAAAGGAAAAATCATCAGCAGCAGCTTCATAAATAACTGCTCCACCAATAGTAGGACGAAAACCCATAGAACCAAATCCAGCAGTAGGATCATCAAGATCATTATAAGCTTCATAGGTTTTTGTATCCATGCCACGTGGATCTAAAGAACGACGAACTCTAATCATTGATCTCCTAACCAAGGGTCCATCAACATCAGTTAATACCCCTTCTGAAACCACTGAAATAGGTAAAGAAGAATAATATGGAACCTCAACTTCAAGAGTCCCATTCAAATCGTTATAAACATAATGTTCAAATTTCTGCATACTATCAAAAGCTGTAAAAACATCAATAAGCGGTTCTGCAGGTGTTCCATTTTCTATTACTGCAATATCACGACTAACATAAAGTGGCATTTCTACTCTTTTGGGCAACACTTCTTGGGTTTCAATAACCGATGTATAAGCAACTTCTGCACCACCAGTACCTCTAGCAGGTCTATTTCCAAAACAAGTATATGAAACAGAGTTTGTCGGAGGATTTGCAATTTTATATCTAACACCACCACGATAAAATCGGAATAAATAAGAAATTCTATATAAAGGATGGCTAGAACGATAACGTTTAATAGCAGGAAATGCAGAAATAATAAGCCCACTAGAACCTCTATAAGATGGCAAAGTCAATAGTTGTTCATTTTCGTGATCATCAATCTTACCAAAATAGGAAGGATCTAAAGAAATTTGATTAAATAGATGGGTATCATTACTCAAGTCCAGTTTTATTGGTCCAGATGCTACCCAATCAACACCAACCTGAGCTATATAAGGAAAAGGATAACTATATGCAATTGGACAAAATCGTTTAATTAATTGACGTAAACTAGTTATTTTCTCCCCAATTGATAACTCCTCAAAACCTGTAGTAGTGAGAGGAGCAGCAGGAAAGAAAGAAGCTGCAGCATTAGAGACTTGTTCATTATGGGAAATTGATTGTGACGTGCGATTAAATACTTGTGCTTTAATAATAGTTGGCTGCTCCTTTTCTGCAAGTGAAGTTAAAGGACCAGCCAAAGTTACAACATAATCTTGAAAATCAGGAATAGCAAAAGAAAAATCTTCACTTCCAGATAACCAAATATTAATAGGACAATTATTAGCTACACCATCATTCGCACGTCGTAATGGTGTAAGAACCTGAATTTCTAAAATACCAGTTTTAGTTCTTTCGGGTACAAATGGTGTGGCATCATATTTATCAACAACAGTTTCTTTCCAAGGTACATTTGCAACATAAGGAATAGTAAATTCAAGATCAGAAGAAACAGATAAATCCAAAATCCAGTTATAAGCATTTTGATCCTCAGTAACATAAAGAATATCATCAACACCAGCATGGAAAATAATTCGCAACCTTCCAGTATGAAAAGCAGTTTTTGCACAAGTTATTCGATATTTTAAACCACCCCTCCAATATTTAAACATGGAGGAAACATAACCTAAAGTAGTAGGATAAACAGCTCCAGTTGTGACATTTTTAGTTCCAGTTACGCCAGGATTAACAGCAGCAAAATGTAACCTATGTTTTGCGCTTTGAGTAATTTCCCAATTAATAGCTGATACATAAATACAAGATTTAGAAACAACATGAGATATATCCATTTCATCTACATCAGTTGAAAACATACCAGAACGATATGCAAGACCATTATCTGGCATAGCACATAATTTACTAGAATTATCAATACCATCAACATTAGTATAACCCTTAGCAGGAACATTGTAATATGGTGCCACTGAATCTAAACTAGTAGGTTTATTCCAGCCAAAAGTAGATGCAGTTCGAGATATAGCACGGGAAACCCAAGATACAGTACGGGCTGCATTTCCAATAACAGGAACATTAGATAGAAGAGCTGAAGTAGAAGCAGCTGTATCAGCAACTGAGGATATAGGAGCAGATAATGTTTTCTCTTCTTCAGTGGTTCCAACTTGAGCCTTAATAGCTGCAGGAGCAGGAATTCTAGTTTTAGCAGAAGTAGGCATAGCTAAATCAATATCTTTAAACCAAGCATACATAGTAAAACTAGCACCAGATCCACTAGCAACAGGAGCAATACCAGTTTGAATAGGATTTAAAGCAATTAAATAACACTCACCCATAGTAGCAAATGAATTAACTAAATTATAATGCGAAAGAGGAGAACAATATGGAATTTCAATCTCAACAGGGGAATTAGTAGCCAAATCTATTTCAATACCAGGAAAACCAGTACAATTTTGCAAAATAGGAGAAGTAACAGGAGCTCCAACCAAAGCAGAACGACCACAAGCAGAATCATAAGGAGCAAAGAACAACCAATAACGTCCACTCATAAAAGGAGTAGCATTAATCAACACACGCACACAAATATTAGCACGAAAATAGGTAAAATAATTTAATTTAGAAACAACATTATTAGAATTTTGGAAAATAATATCAGGAAATTTTAACTTTAATGGAGTAAATGCAACATTAAATTCACCTTCTGCAACTTTAACTGGTCGTTGCAAAATGTCAGGAATAGAATGCACTTTAGAATCTTCACCCATACGAATCCATTGAAGATCTTTATCAAGGAGAGGTTTGGTATAGGATTCCAAAGTCGAGTCGTCAGCAAAAGCAGTAACTTGCTGAATATCCACGTTATCAGTCGATAAATTATCAGAATTTGTAGCGACTTCTTGAGTTTACTAACTAGTAGAGCTGAGTCAAGCATTCTACGTAAAAGCGCCGGATCAATAGCCTTTATTTAAAGTGGCACACATCAATCAATAGAATATACATTATATACACTCTCCACTTGCCTAAGCAACCACCAATCGGGCTTTGCTGCTCACAAAAGACGGCGAATATTGTAAGCCCCTGAGGGTGGATTTAAGAAGCAGCACACAAACCTCGCATTTTGACCATAACCGAAGTCCGATATTCGAATAAAGTCAAAATTTGAGGGCGGTGTGCCAAATGGGAACAAGCTTTTCGGGCACGGGCAGAAATCAATTCAAAAATTTCATCAGGGTGCAAACTCAACTCAAACATCGCTGTTTCAACATTCTCTATGGTTCGATCCAACTGATCAACATCTCCTCGAATCCAATTCATCATCTCCAAGACAGTGCTCATTGCAAGAGGAGCTCTGTAGAGCGATGTCACAGGGTCAAGAACAAATTCACGCTTCAAAAAGGAAATTTGATCAATATAACGATATGGAATCAATTCCCCACTTTTTGCTTCATCAGTGTAAACCATACCAAGAAGTTTGTAACCTTCAGCAATTGACACTTGGTTGAAATTTTCAATCATCACATCAGCAATGTTCACAATATTATCATCACCATACGCAATCATGGCCACATGCTCGTTGAATTCCTTCATGTTCTGAAAATGTTCAGGGACCGCCTTCATCCACACATATCGCATTGAAATGGAGTTGTAAATCGAATTGATAATGGCGGTCAATGGACACCCAGAAGGTTGAGAATGAGTCCAAGAGTACACAGAATTTCCAAACACATGAATAGAATTGACAATTTCACACCACAATACACTACGAATTTGTTTATTTTCATCACAATCATCATAAAAGTCATTCACAATATCCAAAACGGCATACAAAATCTCGGCGACAAGTGTACCATCAAAGTTAGAAAAATCACCAGCAATAACTTTCTTACCCTTGCTTTGAATATGTTCAGCAATTCGGGTCCAATCCAAAGAATACACGTTAGTTCCAACAGCAATCTCGTTCTGAATTCGATTCTTTGAACAATGAGCAGCAAAGCCAAGAAAGTACTTACGAAAAACCAAAGTATAACACATTGGTCCAGCAGAGAACACTCGAGTTTTAGCCTGACGGACCTTTTCCAAGGGTCTTCTCTCATCTTTCAATGTGTCAGTCCAAATCGTCGGGGAGCGTTCATTTGCTTTAGCTTTTTCTACAATACGGTCCATTTCTTTCTCAATGTCTGGGTCGAGTTTGTATTCATCAGATCCCAACCATTTCTGCTTACCAGCAAATTTACCAGTTT